TTTTACACTTTCTTTGACGAACCCATCAACGCAGGCGGATTTGTTAAAAGTAGAAAATTGGCAACAAAAAATACAACTATACAAAGATGCTGTGGCGGATCCAGGAAACGGAATACAACCAGTTTCTTCTTCATGGGCAAAAAAACATATACTCGGATTTTCGGACGAAGAAATCAAATTAGACATCCAACAACAACGTATCGAAAAAGCCGTTGCATCTGAATTAGAAAAAACACCAGAAGTTATTATACACACAGGTCTGTTTGACAACATTGATAAACTTTATGGTAAAAAACCTGGTGAGGAAGCAACTGAAGGTGGTGAAGAAGGTGGTGCAGGTGAGGACTTAGGTGCTGACTTAGGTGGTGATTTAGGTGCCGAATTAGGAGGTGCTGGTATAACTGATATTGGTGCGGAAACAGAAACACCAGAAACACCTGAAACAGAAACAGTTCCTGAGTCAAAAGAAAAAGATTTGAATTTAATCTTAGAAAATGACAACTTCTTAGGTGAAGATTTAGAAATTGATTTATCTAAAGCAAAGTCATCATTAAGTGAGATGTCAAAAAAATTGAGTGAGTTACTAGATGAATGATATTTATAAAAAAAAATAAGTATGAAATCGTTCGGACAAGTTAAAAGTAATTTTGAAAATGCCATCGTTAAAAATTATGGCAAGGAATCCTTCAAATCAATCATGAAGAATTTTAAAACTGTTGTTTTGGAAAGTAAAAATCTTTCCAAAGTTTTCTACATGTACGACGATTTGTTGACTAAAAAATCTTTGACAGAAGAAGTTGCCACAGAATATATCAACGAAAGTTTTTCTACGTTAAAATCTCTGATAGAAAAATCTCAAAAAGAAATTGAGGCATTACAGACTTGGGTTGACACGTTAGTCGAGAGTGACGTAGAAAATTCATACTCCAATATTGATACTGTTATTTACACGAATTCAGTAACAAAATTACAGAACGTCGTAGAGGCAAAATTAGAAATCAAAAAAGTTTTAAAATCTTCAGAAACGAAGAAAATTAACGAATCACTTAATCTACCCTTGTCTTCCATGTTGAAGATAGCTGCTAACACATTCAATAGTGAATATTCTTCTTTGAATGAAAGTGACAAAAACGAATTAAAATATTTGTTGTCCCTAAATAAAAAACAACTTGTTGAGGAATATAATACCACCAAAGAGGAAGTTATTGAAAAATTACAAGAATCACTACAAGGTGGAGATGAAGATTTAAAAACTACGGTTCAACAAACCATCGATAAAATTAACGAATCTGAGATTGAGTTGGTTTCGTTATATAAGTTGAAACAACTCAAAGAAAATCTTTAATCTTGTTCTTTGGATTTAATTTTGTGGGTGTAAATCGCCTTCAATTTATTTTTACGTTTCTGAACAGATTTTTTTACAAATTCTTGTTTGTTTCTAAGGTTATCTAACTGTTTGGTTTTAATAACCTTATATTTGTATTTTTTTAATACTTTATCGATATTTTCCCCCTTTTTTATTTCAATGTGAATCATTAATTTTTTTTTTATAAATATAGATATTTTTGTCAATTTTTGACAAAGGGTTCTTTGGTTTCTATTATTATCCATATAATAAACATTTCACATTTATATGATTAATGAAAAAAGGAAAAACATCCAAGATAAATCTGTTCGACAAGGCAAAGTGTCATTATGGAACAGTTGATTCTAAAAGTTTTAAATCCGTTTATATTGTTTTACAAAGTTGGGTATCACCAAAAAAAGAATTGGAACAGTGGGAAAGAACAACATCAAATTTACACAGAAAAATTAAACACACCGTTTGTGAAGTTATAGATGGGGTATATTTTGACAAGAATTTTATTGTCGATTTAGACTTAAGAAGTAGTGGGATACAGATGGATAAAAGAAGTTTTATGAATTTAGAAATAACACTATTTCTTAAAAATGATTTGGACTTTAAAAGTCCCATCCTACGAGAAAAATTAAAATCAATTATTTCGAATGTCTACAAATTTGACTTGTTGGACTCAGAATATTTTTCTTTACACAAAACAAAAAACGACAAAGTTACCGATATTGAAAATTAAGACTATTTATATAAAAAAATATTTATGAAAGTTTTAACTCCAGGGGAAATTGGTAAAGGAATTCTAATTGAATATGATGCGGGACACGTATCTCCATATGACACTAGAAACTTGCAAGTTTTACAAGAGCAAAAAACTCAACTTGATTATTCAAAACCTTTTGAGTTTTATGCGGTTTTACAAAAATTCAATACACCAAACCGTAACGGTAGAATTTACCCCGAAAAGGTTTTAAGAAGAGAGGCTGAAAATTATAAGAAAGCAATCGAAAAGGGCACTGCATTATCAGAGTTAAATCACCCTGAATCTTCTTTGATTGATTTAGATAGAGTTTCTCACATTATCACCGACATATGGTGGGAAGGTAATGTTTTAATGGGTAAATTAAAATTATTGACTTCACCTGGATTCCATGAAAGAGGTGTCATCTCTTGTAAGGGAGATATGGCAGCTAATTACCTAAGACAAGGTGTTACTATGGGTGTATCATCAAGAGGAGTTGGCTCTTTAGTTAAGAAGGGTGAACAAAATGAAGTTCAAGATGATTTTGAATTAATCTGTTTTGATTTGGTATCATCCCCATCAACACCAGGGGCTTACCTATTCTCAAACAAAGAGGATAGATACAAGTACGATGAAAATCTTGAGGAGGAAAAGAAATTAAGAGATGAAAGAGTTGTAACCTCTTCACCAAAAATGGATAAGTCGCTTGACTTAATGAGAAAATTATCTGATTATTTAGGAAATTAATTTTTTTTTATGGACGAAAAATATTTTGTAGCAAAAGTACAATATGATTTACCCGATGAAAATTCAGGAAGAATCAAAAAAATCAGAGAAGAGAAACTTGTTCAAGGTTACAACGTCACTGAAGTTGAGGCGAAAGTGACAAAAAAATTTGAAGGTTTTCCTCATGAGTGGAGAATCACTTCAGTAGCTGAAAGCAAAATTGATGAAGTTTTTTAGTAAATAATTTTTTTCAAAATTTTTTTAATCAGGACTAAGTCCTGATTTTTTTTTGCCCATTATACTGCAATGTTAAATTTTTTATAAAATGGATATATTTATAGAGTAAAATAAACCATAACGTTTGCAAAAAAAATAAAGATGAGTAATAAAGAAAAATCTTTAGTTGAAGAGGCATTACTACAAATGAAAAATTTGGAAGAAGCCGTTACAGAAAACGCAAAAGGAATACTTGCTTCTACTATGAAGGAAGAAATCAAAGAATTAGTAAAAGAATCTCTTGAAGAAGAGATTGGAGAAGGAATGGAGATGGAAAGTTCAAAAAAAGAAGAAGAGTCAACAATGGCTGAACAGGAAATGGAACTCGATATCGACGACACAGAAGAGGAATCTGATAATGATGATGAGGAGGAAATCGAATTGGACACAATGAGTATGGACTCTGAAGAATCTGATGATGACTTCGAACTCGACATGGACGATGAGGAAGTTATGTTACCACTTGATTTGACAGGTGCATCTGACGAAGAAATTCTTAAGGTGTTCAAAGCGATGGGTGATGAAGACGGAATCATTGTAAAGAAAGACGGAGAAGAAATTCATTTGAAAGATGAGAATTCTGATGTTGAATATAAAATTGATCTTGGTGAGTCAGAAGAAGAGGAATCTATCGACGAAATGATGGACGACGATTCAGACGCAGAAGGTTTGGAAGATGAATTCGTATTCGAAATCGAAATGGATGACGAAGACGACGATGATGAGGAGGAAATGATGTCAGAAGAAAAAATGACAGTCACTCCAAAAGGTGAAGGTATGGGTAAACCAAACTTCAAATATCCTTCTAAGATGAAGGGTGGTGTCACAGAAACCGAAGACATTGAAGAAATGACTGAAGGTGAAATGACAGTAAAACCAAAAGGTGAAGGTATGGGTAAACCAAACTTCAAATATCCTTCTAAGTTGAAGGGTGGTGTAACCGAGACTGAAGACATCGAAGAAATGTCTGAAGAGTGGGGAGGTAAGAAAGGTGATGATTCTAAATCTCACAAAGACTATGAAACTACTGAAGAGTGGGGAGGTAAGAAAGGTGATGACTCTAAGTCACACAAAGATTACGAAACCAGCGAAGAGTGGGGAGGTAAGAAAGGTGATGACTCTAAGTCACACAAAGATTACGAAACTACTGAAGCTGCAAGAACCAAAGGAAACGGACGTAGAAATTCTCCACAAGGTGGACTACCTAAAATGAAAGTAATTCCAAATTCTGCTCTCGCAGAAGAAGTTGAATCATTAAGAGCTAAAAATGACGAATACAGAAAAGCTCTTAATATATTCAAAGACAAGCTCAACGAAGTTGCAGTATTCAATTCTAATCTTGCATATGCTGTTAGACTATTTACTGAAAACTCCACGACTAAACAAGAAAAAATCAACATCCTTAGACGTTTTGACAATGTTGAAACTTTAAAGGAATCAAAAGCTCTTTACAAGACAGTTAAAGACGAATTAAGTTCACAATCAGTTGTAACTGAGTCTGTTGAAACAAAACTACAACAAACTCCAACTGCTGGTTCTTCTACAACTTTAATTGAGAGCAAAACTTATGAAAATCCACAGTTCTTAAGAATGAAGGATTTAATGGGTAAAATTAATAAATAAACATCCTAAAAAAAAATTAAAATGGGAGCATTATTAGAATCAGGTCTTGTTGGTAACATCGGTCTTAAGCACTTGAAAGTTATCAAAGAAGACACAATCAACAAGTGGGACAAATTAGGATTCCTTGAGGGTCTTAAGGGTCACTTGAAGGAAAACGTAGCTCAGTTATACGAAAACCAAGCTTCATACTTAATCAATGAGGCTGCATCTACAACAGATTCAGGTTCATTCGAGACTGTAGTTTTCCCAATCGTTAGAAGAGTTTTCTCTAAGCTTTTAGCTAACGATATCGTATCTGTACAAGCTATGAACTTACCTATCGGTAAATTGTTCTACTTCGTACCAAAAATTCAAAACAGAGCAAATAACAGTCACTTCGCACCTATCGGAGCACCAAACGGACCTACTGATCCAAACGTAGGTTACGGATCTGGTAAAAACTTATACGATAGATTCTACGAAGGTACTGAACCAGGATTAGATCCAGAAGGTTTGTTCGATTACTCTAAGGGTGAGTACTCAGCAAGAACTGTAAACTTGGTAACTCAAAGATGGGTAGGTGACAGTATGTTAGCTTACAACTATCCTGCGGCTACTGAATTCAGAAAAGTTCTTGTTGCTATGTCAGGTTTCAACAACGCTGGCGCTG